ACAATATACAACATAAGGAAGTTATATCAGTTATACGGAAAAGGAAGTACCCACTCGTCCCATTCAGATCAAAATCCAACGGACTCCATTTAATTTTATTTATTGATGGTGTTGTTGCAGCATCATCGATGAGAAAAAAATTATTGGAGATCGCATCTGACTTAGGTGTCAATGATACAACAACGGATATTTACCCTGCGCAGGATGAGGTTGATCTAACTCCTGAAAAGTGGGACGATAAAAGAAAAGGTAATTTTGTAAACTTGCCTTATCAAAAAGCACACATGACAACGAGAGTTTGCATGGATAATGATGGCAACTCTATTAAGCTAGAAGATTTATTTAAGTTTGTATCAGAATATAGACTTACCCCTGCACAATTTAAAAAGTTAAAAGTATTTCAAGATGATGAAACAAAAGACTACCCACCTTGTGTAGTTAATTTTATGAAAAATAAAGTTAACAAAGGTGAAGGTCGTAATGATGCTATGTTTAATGTAGCTGTGTTAGCTAAAAAAATTAATCCAGATCCTGTTATGTATGAAGATTGGACACGTAATATGATGTCTAAAGTATGCTCTGAACCACTCCATCCGCAGGAGTTAAATAATATTTTCAAAGGTGTTGAGAATAAAGAATATACTTATAAATGCAAAACATCTATTGCAAGAATGCATTGTTCTTCTGCAACTTGTTTAAGACGTGCACACGGAATTGGTAAGAATGAAGCCTTACCTGAAGTTGGTAAACTTACAAAAGTAAATTCATATCCAGAACCTTATTGGATATTACCTATTCAAGGTAAATCAATTCGACTATCGACAAAACAATTATACCAACAACAATTACTTGGTGAAGCGCTGCTTAACTACGATATTGTTTGGAGATCATTAAAACCAACTAAGAGAGATCCAGATCCGTACAGAGATTGGTTAGAAGAGTTGATGTCTAACAAACAAGACATGGAAGGCTTTGATGGTGTGGAGGAACTTACTGATGTATTTAATTCTAGAATGTCTAGGTTCCTAGAGGATGTTGAAGACACCACTGAGTTTGATCAAATTGATTCTGGAAACATTTGGAAGGATGATATTGAGATGAGATTTAAATTAGAAACCTTTAAAAACTTTATGAAAAAAATGGGTTATAATTGGAATGAAAAAGAATGTACTAAATTTTTAGAAACAGGAGGTGCACAACCCAAGTCTAAGTTTAAAGGTATACAGTCTAGACATTGGGTAGTAGCGCTGCCAAAACAGAGTGAGCACAGAAATAAAGATGTCAAGTTCGTTAAAGCAAAAGCTGCGTGGGAAGACAATTAAAATATTTGGACCTCCAGGTACAGGTAAGACTGAAAACTTACTTAAAAGAGTTAAAAGATATTTGGAAAAAGGTTACTCACCAGATGAGATTTGTTATGTATCCTTCACCAACAAAGCTGTTAATGAATGTGTTGCAAGAGTTAGACAAAAGTTTAAAGGTTATGATGAAGATGCTTTCACATATTTTAGAACATTACATTCTTTGGCCAGACAACAGTTTGCTGAAATTCCCGTATTAGATCCAAAGGCAGACCTGCTGATGTTTCATACTCAGTACGGAACTGTAAAAGTTGGCTACAAAGATAATTACGATGATGCAAAAGTTTATAACAATTGGTCACTTCAAATATATGACAGGGCAAGAAACATGAAAGTTGATCCTGTGTGGTTATATAAACAACAAACTAGGAAGTCTGTTAGGCTACAACAATTCAAATCTATTATTGCAGGGTATCAAGAGTTTAAAACAATGGAGATGGAGAACGGCCACCGGACAGCGGACAGGTTAGACTTTACTGACATGGTAGAAAAATTTATTAATGATGGCCTGATCATTCCTTTTAAAGTTTTAATGGTAGATGAAGCTCAGGATCTAACACCCTTGCAGTGGGATATGGTTGTTAAAATAGCAAGTGCAGTAGAGAGAGTTTATATTGCAGGTGACGATGATCAAGCGATCTACGAATGGAATGGTGCTGATGTGGACCTATTTCAAAACTTTCCAGGTAAGACTTTAGTGTTAAAAAAATCAGTACGATTAAACAAAAATATACATTTCTTTTCTAATTGTTTACTAAATAGTATGGGAGATAACAGAGTTCCAAAAGAGTTTCATTCAAATGGTAAAGAAGGAGCAATTTATAGATGGGGTGGTTTGAAAAAAGTACCTTGGGATATGGAAGGCAGTTGGATGGTGTTGGCTAGAATTAATGATGTAAAGAAAGAGCTGCAGCAAGAGGCAAAGAACTTAGGTTTATATTACCAAGATCAAAAAAATAATAAGTCTTTTGATCCTAATCAATTCTCAGCGATTAATTATTGGGAGAAGATCTGTGAGGGTGGCAGTATTACTAGAGAAGAAGCTACAACAATGTATGAGTTTTTGTTAAACATTGACCACGGCTACCGGTCAACGGACAGTAAAAAATGGAGTTTTGCACATCCAAATCAAGTATTTACTTTTGATGAATTACATTTAAGGTGTGGTATGCGAGACGAAAAGGGTCCTTGGACTGAGGTGTTTAAAAGAAAATTTAAAGATAAAGATAAAAAGTATTTTCAAAAACTTATGAAAGAAGGTGTAGATTTATCACAACCTCCTAAAATAATTATAGATACAATACATCAAGTAAAAGGTGGTGAAGCAGATAATGTTGTCCTGGCGAGCAAATGTAATTTTCCATCACACTTTGATAAAAAGAATTTAGCAGATAAAGTAAAAGAACTTAGGGTTTGGTATACAGGTGCCACTAGATCTAAAAGCACACTCCATCTGCTGGGTACCTATCACCAATATAATTTTCCATTAGGAAAATATTACAAACAATATGAGGCTAACTATGTCAGATAAAGATATGTTTGATGAAGCATTTCCTGATGGTACGCAGGTAGGCGGGAATCATTATAAACAATTTTTAATTCAACCTTGGACATTTATAAGAAAAAATGGTTTAAATCCATTTCAAGCAAACGTGATAAAGTATGCTTGCAGGTATTTAACAAAGGGTAAAACAATTGAAGACTTACAAAAAATAAAACATTACTGTGATTTAGAAATAGACCATTTAAAAGATGCCAAAAAAACAAAAAAGTAGAGTAATTAAATGTGAGATGTGTAACACATTACCATCAGTAATAATTCATAAAAAACTTTATTATTGTGCGGATTGTTATATATTTGAATGTAAAATTCCTATGAGTGATGCAATACAAAATTTATATAACCATGGACAAACTCCAAAACTTAAAAACTAATGATCTACGAATTTGACGTTCCAATGAAAAAGATTTCTGAACTTTTATCAATTGCTGAAAATGAAAAGAAAGCACTAAATAAACAACTTGCAGGAAATATTAAAAAAGAAATTGATCTGGAAAAATACACTTACTTACTGGAAGACTTTCTACTTCATAAATTATCAACAAGCGGTCCTCTATATCAAGAATTCAAAAAATTAAATATAATAAAACCTAATCCATTACCAGTAAAATTAAGAGAACTATGGGTAAACTATCAAAAGAAACATGAATTCAATCCAGTTCACAACCACTCTGGTATTATAAGTTTTATAATTTTTGCCAAAGTTCCATACTGGATGGCTGATGAACACAGAGCTAGTCCAGGAGTTGATGCTACAAGAAATATGTCAGGTGTTTTACAATTCATTGAACCTCCATACCCAGGTTATAATAACCATATAGAACTTATTAATTTTAATGTTGATGCTGGTTGGGTTGGTAAAGGTATGATGTTTTTTTCAAATTTAAATCATTGCGTATATCCATTTTATTCAAGCGATGATTATCGTATAACTTTTGCTGGAAATTTTTATTTAAGTAATGACACATCAGCTTAATTTTATTTATAATGATAGTGATTGGGTAGCTCCAGCAGAGTATCCAGACTTATCTCAAGCAACTGAAATCGCAATTGACCTGGAGACTAAAGATCCAAATATAAAAACAAAAGGACCAGGATGGGCAACCTTCGATG